CCTTCGCCTTACGGCAACCACTCCCTTTACCCCGGGAGGGTCCTACAATAACCCAAAAGGGCGTTATATGGTAATCGGTCGAGGTAGGCCTCTTCTTCTGTTTAGTATGGGGTTGACATTCCCCCAGAATTCCACAGAAGATGTATAAGGAGACCTTTTTAGTAACTTTCCTACTTTTCCAATTTGACTAACATTGATATTTCTTCTTTGCTTCATCAAATCGGAACTGTCCTCCGGTCGCGCGTTCAAATCGATTGGATTTCGTTGCATCGGGGTAACGTCACCCGACTGCGATTCAGAATCCCATGAAATAAAGCCAGGTCCTACACAGCTTTCAAAGTGGTCCGGATTAAAGGACTCCAATGATGGCGTTAGTACTCGGTCCGCAAATTCCATGTGCGGACTGATCTGCGCCTCACCGCTGTAAGGATCTTTCGAAGTGATACTTTGAATGATTGATTCTTGGACGTCCTCTTTGACGACCTTCCGAATCAACGAACACTTCGCCAGGAACTCGACATAGGTTATTTCCTCACGGAAGCGATAAGCTTCCACGGGGTAGAACCTACCTGGATGAGTTAAGGCAAGTCAAAGTTCAGGTCAGTATTTCTTTCGAACCTGTGCCATGAACGGGAATATATGTACTTTTAATCCCCGCCGGTTGATGGTTTCCCAGAGCAAGACGGCGTCCGTAACTATATACTTAGGTCTGTGTAATAATAGACCCCAAGGCAAGGAGGAAATGTCTCGGCCATTTAAGAAAAGGCCTTTGGCAAATTCCGCCACCCCTTGTAATTCATAGGACTTGGATTCAGATATACCGACTCCAAGGATCCTAAGGAATCTTTTGTATATTACAGCAACCTGAGGGTCCTTTATACAAACATCATCACCTAAAACAGCGTAATTGGTGTAGTATAGAGGAAGCGTTGGGTGCTTAGTCCGGAACCCGGCAATGTAAGCCGAGAGTTGTACCACGAAGTGGTGGGATATAGCAAAGGCAGCTCATGAGGATAGAAAACCCATAGGCTGGCCTGTTGCATACACGATGACTTGGCGACGTAGGCTTCTTCGCATAGGTGCGTCGAAGTACCTCCACGTCATAACCACAAACCAACAAACTACTTCCCAAAGGGGGAAACAGTTCGAAAGCCACAATGACAACGCAATGAATCACGCTGGCCACCTGTCGGTAGCTGCTGTCATATCTACTGAACTTAGAGTAGACTTAGACAGCGTTCATTGTCTTATGCGTTCCTTTTGTCTATCCTGATCAAATGTACCATCCACCTTCGATATTCTCCGAAGGAAGTGAAACATTCGATCATGGTAGTCTTTGAGTACCGACTGGGTATACAAGTCCCCAATCGCTACTATTCTCGTCTTACCTGCCTTGTCACCAAGACAAGCTATCCGAGAATGAATGCTATTCATAGGGTTTTCCCCCCCTAATCAAGCCTTCCAGAAACCACCAAACTTATCTACTGATAAGGCGAGTCACTCAGAGTAATTCGCTATGTCCCATTGGTTATCTCAACTCAAAAGTTGTTTGTACCAAAGTAGGAAAAGGGCATATCGAAACTCCGAAACTGATACGGCATAGAAATCTTCAAGGGGCTTGGATCAAGCCTCACCCTTATTGGGTCCAGCCTTCCGGCTGGATAAGAAGTGAAACTCTTTGCCTTCCCCTATCCATTCTCTCCAATTAAGTGTGAAACCCTCTACGTACGCTATCACCAGGTAGTAGAGCGCCTTTCACCACTGCGCGGTAGAAGGTGTGATAATTGACGTGAAGTCCAGGACAGGTTTTGATACCAATGCTCTAGTAATACATAAGCACGATATTATCAAGATTTTATAGTCGTATCCTTTGTTCTTGTATTTATGAACTCAGAATAGACGCCTATTAATCTTGGTTACCCCATACTTGTCAGGTAGGGGGAACTGCCGTCCTAAGACTATATGTCTCAACATGACATCGCAGCGTGCTTTAAACGCTTTGACGCCAGGCGCTCCCCGAGACCGCTGTAAATGAAACAAACGATCTCAAGAAGCAATCACAGAAGAACGAAACTGATTAGAGACCTCGACCTGACATATAACTAGTAGTCAGTCGAAAGCTTTATTCAAAGTTTTGTTTTGTGAATTTTGCTTCATGAATTGTCTTTCATGTGCAGCTAGGCTCTCGAAACGAGAGGGCTGCGCAAAGCTGGTGTTTTGTGAATTATCACAAATACCCCCCTGCTTAAGGGGGGTACCACAGCTCCCACAGGGTGAAGACACCTGTGAGGGCCG